CTGTATTATTTGTTAAAAGAAATCCTGGTGAAGACAGGAGTGATTATATCAACAGATGTACTGAATATCTTATCAAGAATGAAGGTAAACAACCAGACCAAGCATACGCAATCTGTAATTCAACAGCAGATGAAGATTTTGCTGTGGGACAAATTGTTAGTTTTGACTATGATGATACATTGAATACTCCAAGAGGTAGGGGACTTGCTTTATATGAATTACAATCAGGTAGTGATGTTTATATCATTTCAGCAAGACAAAGTAAAGACCGTATGTTAGGACTTGCTGATGAACTTGGAATACCCCATAGTAAAGTATTTGCTACAGGTTCAAACAGAGCCAAAGTACAAAAGATTAGAGACCTTAAGGTTGTTAAACACTATGATAATAATGAAGATGTAATCAACTCATTGGGTAGAATAGGGGTACAATTTATGTGTCCTTGTTTGGATGAGTTTGCTGAAAATGAAATTAACCTTGATGTTTATGGTTATAGAACAAAGTATTTCCAAATATGTCCTGGAGCACAAGCAACATTTAAGGAGTTAATATCATATCCAAATGATGATGATACAATCGGTATGATTAGGTCAGCAGCGGTTGTTGCTGATTCTATATTCAAGATTGAAGATGATGTTATAAAAGACAATGAAGCATCACCATCACAATTAAAAGAGGCAATGGTATTGGTTGATGATTATAAAGATATTATCCACGAAATAGAAAAGATACAAGGTAAAACTTATGATGTTTCTTATATGGATAATCACATCAAAACAATAGGTTCTTACATATCAAAAGAGATGCAAGCAATTATTGAACCATTAGTTGTTACAACTTACACACCTGAAAACGCAATATTCAACAAGAAACAAGGTTTTACAATGATTGGATTTATTGATGGAGAACCAGTGTTTACATCACCTGAAGAAGCGGAACTTTACGGACAAGAAGAACACGGATGTACAGGACACCATACTCATACAGATGAAGATGGAAATGTTGTGTATATGGGTTGTAGTGTTCACCCAAAAGAGGACTTTAACTTTAGTGTTGAAGATTATTCAGAAGAAGAAAAAGAGGTTGTTAAATTATTACAATTCTTAAAGGAAACTGACTATGTGGAGTTTGAGGCTGTTCTTGGTTCATTAAGGGGAGCAACAGAAGCCGAAATAAAAAGAAGAAACCACAAAACCCCAACAATCTATTTCAAGTATGAAAGGGTATTATCAGGAGCACCTGATAGAGATTTCTGTATGTCTATTGAGAACAGATATTTCCGTAGATTAGAAATAGATTTATTAAGAGATACAAATGTTGAGTTTGGACATGAAAGACAACCATACTCAAAGTGGTTATACAAGGGTGGACCGAATTGTGTTCATGCTTGGAGAAGGTATTTGGTTCAGGGGGATGTTGTAGCAGACCAAGGCATGGCTGAAGGTACTGCAGGTATTCCACCAAAACAATTACCAAACAATGGTTATTACTCACCAGAAACAAAAAGAAAGAGTGAGGTGGCTTATATCATATCTCAACAGAATATGTCCAAACAGGAGTTCTCTGTTGATGATGAAAAGAGAATGGTATACTCACCATTGATGATACCAAATATTCTTATACCAAGATTGGATGAAGATACAAATGAAAAATACTTTGTTAAGTTCACCCCATCTGTTATAGAGAAAATACAAAATCTTTATATGATTGAAAAAAGATTAGACCAAACTAACTATGAACACACCGATAAAAAGATTGAATCTGTTGTGATGGTAGAGAGTTGGTTAGTATCTGGTGAATCAGATAAAGCATATCAATTAGGTTTCAGCAGGGGTGATATACCTGATGGGACTTGGATGGGTGGATTTAAGGTATTAGATACACCTGAAGGAGACAACATTTGGAACAACTACATAAAAACTGGTAAGGTTCGTGGTTTTTCGGTAGAGGGTCAATTTTTAATGAACTTTTCATCTCATTTTGGAAAAACTGAAGATGAGGTATTGTTAAGTGAAATTATTGATATTCTTAAGAAGGTTGATTTGGAATAAGATGTTTCCAAGTTCTATTTTTAATTATACCAGCAATACATCCTTTTGATACATTAAACTTACGGGATAGTGGTGCCCTACCAAGTTCTTTATCCCCCTTCTTATAATTTTGTCTAATCCAATTAACTTGTTCTGTTGATAAAATATTTGTATGTTCTTCACCTTTTGGATATAAACCATTTTCAATTGCGTGGTCTTTATTTTCTCTATCTGTAGACCACTCAAGATTAGTGTAATGATTATTCAATTTATTGGTGTCCATATGATTAACCAGTGGTTTATTTTCAGGATTGGGGATATAACACTCGGCAACTAATCTATTTACTCTGTAATGAGTTTTTTGATTGTTGATTGAGAATACTACACGATAATAACCTTGATTAATTTCTGGTTTAAGTGGTTTATAGACATCACCCCATTTTCTAAAAATATCACCATTTTCAGTTACAAAATATTGAGTATCTCTAAATCTTTTCATACCTGAAAAATATAAGATATTTATTTGGTATAACAAAATGTTATTACATAAACAAACAAACAAAAAATAACAAAGAAGAATTTATGAATGCAAATGAAGCACTTTATAATATCCGTAAAATGTTAGGATTACAATTTAAGAAAGAGACCTTCACATCTACTTTCCTTATTGATGGTGCCACAGAGGTTACAAACAATATGGAAGAAGATTTTCAAGTAGGTCAAACTCTTTATGTAGTCAAAGAATCCACACTTGCACCAGCACCTGAAGGTAGTCACACTACAAGAGATGGTTTGGTTATTTCAGTTGACTCTGAATCTACCATCATCGCTATTGTATCTGAAGACAAATCTACAGATGCAGAGGTTGAACAAGAATCAAGTAAAGACATGAACTACACCGAAGCAAGAGATGCTCAAGGACAACTCCTTGAATCAAGTACTTTTGATGTAGGTGAAGATGTGTTTTTAGTTAAGGATGATGGTAGTAAAGTACCAGCACCTGATGGGGAACACCAAGTGGTATTGAAAGATACAAGTGGAAACGAGAATAAGATTAGAATTCAAGTATTAGATGGTAAAATCATTCAGCGTGAAAATGTTGAAGGTATGATGAAACCACAAATGATGAATGCTGACTTTTCAAAAGACATTGAGGATATTAAATCATCATTAAACAACCTCCTTGAGTTGGTTGGTTCTATGAACGGAAAATTCAAGACAGAGTTAAACTCATTAAAAACCGATTTTGATACATTTAAGAAATTACCAGAAAGAAAGTCAGTAGAGGAAAAAAAGACCTACACTGAATCATTTGCTGATTACAGATTAAACCTTATCAAAAATCAATTAAAAAAATAAATTAAAACAATGGAAAACAATAAGAAAAAATTATCATTTGCTTATGACTTGTCTAACTTACCTGTGTATAACTCATATGGTTCAGATATGTTGATTAAAGCAATCTTGGGATTGACCTTACCAAAGTATGCTTCAATTAGAGCAAACTTGAAAGGTACTACTGAAAAAGTAGGTTTTGTAACAAACGATATTTATTTACAAGATTTGAGTTGTGGATTTGACCCAAGTGGTACAACTACACAATCTTTGGTTACTGTAGATTTATGTAATAAAAAATTAAACCAGACACTTTGTCCATACAGTCTTTACGACACATATTTGTCTCAATCTTTATCAAATGCGAACTTTCACGAGACAGTACCATTTGAGGAGGTTATCTTAACAGATATTTCTAACAGAATTGCAAACCAAGTAGAAAAGCAATTGTGGCAGAACACTACAACTACTGGTGGAACTTATGGTTCTGCTTGTTTCGCAGGTGTTGGTCAGTTGATTACATCAGGTAATGGTGCTACTCAAATCGCTTACTCTGCTGCTACTCCTTCTAATGGTTTAGATGTATTCACAACTATCTACCAAAACATCCCATCAAATGTATTACACATGGATGACTTGGTGATTTTCTGTTCTTACTCTAACTACAGAGGTTTGGTTGCTTCTATGAGAAACAACTCATTCGTGAACTTGTTCACAATGGACACTGCTGGTTCTACAAGTGGTGAGGATTGGGCATTGATGCTTCCAGGTTCAAATGTTAAAGTAATCCCAACTGTAGGTTTGGATGGTGTTAACGCATACTACGCAGGTCCTGCTTCTTACTACATGGTTGGTATGAACGCTGAAATGCAGACAATCAAAGCAATCTATGACCCATTTGAGGACATCGTGAAGATTAACGCACATGTTACTTATGGTTTAGGTATTTTTGATGTAGCGTCTTTCTGCTTGTGTAAATAATCTTGTGGTCTATATCCTCCTTTCTTAATATAAAGTTATGAAGATTGGGGGATATAACCAAATAAAATAAAACAAAAAATATAAAATAGAAAATTATGGCATCATGTTATATTAGTACTGGTTATACTTTGGATTGCAGAACCTCATCTACAGGTGGTATCAAAACCATGTGGGTATTAGGTGGTTCAGGTAATACAATCACTGGATACACAGTTACAAATTCACAGGTTACAGCAATCGGTGGAACAGGTACTTGGTTCAAGTTTGAGTTACCAAAACAATCAGGTTCTTTGAGTGAAACTTTGGGTGTAAACACTACATCTCAATCTGTTACTTTCCAACCTGAAATCGTTGTTAACTTACCTAAACTTAATACTCAATTAAGAGATACTTTTGTAGATTTAGTATCACAAAACGAAATCTACGCTTTGATTGAAGATAATAACAACAGATACTGGTTGGTATTCTTGGATAATGGTGGTTTAGTTACTGCTGGTTCATTGAATACAGGTCAGGCATACACCGACTTGAACGGAGCAACTGCTCTTACAATGACTGGTGGAGAACCAACATCTATCCGTGAGGTTGATGTTACTACTACCATCGCAGCAGTATTCACTACTGGTGGATTCACTTTCCAATCATAAAAAAACACAAGATACAAGGGGGGAATAAAAACTCCCCTTTTGTCTTTAAGCCTGATATATTTATTATAATATGCCACCAAATCCGTATAGAAGACAACCCAACATCAATGATATGATGTATCCAAAAGGGTCAAAACAGCCAAGACAAGTGTGGGCTGCTGTAATGAATGTGTATAAAGCACCTGATACATCACCTGTACCTGTATCACCAACGCCTACTCCGTCAATTACCCCTACAAATACTCAAACGCCTACGCCGAGTATTACCCCAACACAGACGATTACACCGACTAACACGGGAACTCCTACGCAGACACCAACAAATACAACTACAAGTAGTCCTACACCAAGTATAACCCCTACACAGACGATTACACCTACAAGGACATCTACTCCAACTCCCACTCCTTTACCTGGAACAGCACAAGCCAACGCTTATTTATCTGCGGTAGTAAATGCGGGTGGAACGGGTATTACTGAAAGTGTATCGGCAGCAACAAGAACATTATTCACATCACTTGTTAGTAATGGGTTATATAGTAAAATGTTTGCTATGTATCCTATGTTAGGTGGAAATGCTGCGGGTTGTAAGTTTAACGCTGTAAATCCTGTTGATACTGACGCAGCAATGAGATTAGGATTTAATGGTGGTTTAACATTTAGTTCAACAGGTGTATTACCAAACGGAACAAATGGTTTTGCTAATACAAGTAGAAGCCCAAGTGCTTTTTGGCCAAGTGGAAATTGGCATATTTCTTTTTATTCAAGAACTGATAGTTCTGCTGTTGGTTGTGATATTGGAAGTCAAAGAGCAAGTGATGGGAAACACTCTGCCGTGTTATACACAAAACAAAACTCAACCCTTTTATTTTTTGGGGCAGAAGGAGGGTCAGGTAGTTCTTGTGTAGGAAACCTTCAACCAGCAAACGCTAATTCAACAGGATTTTATGTGGGTTCTACTTGTTGTAATGATATTAGTAGTAGAAACCTGTGGGTGACGAAAAATGGAGCACAAATCGCATCAAAAAATGTTAGTTGTAATAATTTCGCACCAGATGACCCAGCATATTTATTCGCATTAGATGCGGGTAATATTGCCTATTCTTTTAGTAATAGAGAGTGTGCTTTTAGTTCTATTGGAACATCATTATCAACGGCTGAAATATCAACATTTACAACAATAATCAATACTTGGGCTACAGCCATAGGTAGAAACACATTTTAATAATTATGAAAGTAGTATTATTAACAGAACCAGAAAAGAATAGTTTAGTTGGAGAATTAGTCCAACCTGATTGGTATTTTTACCCATTACAAGATTGTAATGATAATTGGATTATATCAACAGAGGAGGTTGATAATTCTATTTATCAACAACACGAGTGGATTAAATCTATGCCTTTGATTGATTACTGCCCGAAACCATCACCATTTCCACCTGTAGAATAATATGTATAATATTGGTGGAATAGCATTTAACGAATATTACATAAAGAGTGTTGAAATGGAATTAGAAACTTGTGATTTAACATTAAAGGTGATATTCCACAAAGATAAAAAAAGAATTGAAAGAGAAAAACACTACAAGATACAAACAGATTGTAATGTTGATATAAATGAATTGATTAAAAACTTGGGTGATATATTAAAAGATGAGTAGAATATTTTATAGAAAAAAGTTTAGTGATTATCTTGGTGAACAAAGAGCCATAGATGATATTGTTCAATTCTATCAACCTGATGGTGGAGTTACACCAACACCTACTCCTGTACCTGTAACACCAACACCTACTCCAAGTATTACACCGACTAATACACTTACGCCTACACCGAGTATTACACCAACCAATACAAATACTCCAACAACTACTACAACCCCTACGGTTACTCCTACGAACACGAATACTCCAAGTGTAACCCCAACCATCACTCCTACAAATACAAGTAGTCCTACACCTACGCAGACACCTACTCTAAGTAGTAGTCCTTTACCACAATATAAACTACAAGCCGAAAACACCGACTTTTTACAAACAGAAGGTGGAGACGATATAAACATAGAAAATTAAAAAATATTAAAATGGCAAATACGAAAATTAGTCAATTACCTTCTTATACTGGCACCGCTGCTGACTTAAGATGGTTCGTAATGAATAACAGCGGTGAAACTGAAACCTTTAAGTTTAGTGGTTATACAAGTCCATTTAGAGTGGGTAGTGGTAGTAATTCAATAATCGCTTACTATTTAACACCTGATAAAGCATTAGGTGATTATTCATTTGTAGTCGGTCAAACTAACTATGTAGCATCAACGGGAACTAATAACGCAGTTATTGGTGGTCTTAATAATAGAGTAAATGAGAACAACCAAAACTTTATTGGTGGTGGAGAAAATAATGCCACTGGTGGTGGTAAAAACTCCGCCGTTATTGGAGGTAATACTCTTGTTGCTTATGGTGAAAATTGCTTTATCGCTGGAGGTCAATCATCTAATGCAGTTGGAGTAAATAGTGTTACTCTTGGAGGTTTAAGACAAACAGCAGGTAATTCATATTCTGCATACCTTTTTTGTGGCGTAGATAATACCTATCAAGCGGGTGGAGATAGTGGTAATGGTATTCTTGGTGGTGAAAATAATGCTATGGTTGCCAATGGAGGTAAAGGAATTAGTATAATTGGTGGAACACAAAATAAGTATTTAAGTGCCCCAACTTTGGGTGGAAATTTTGATAAATCATCAGGTTCAATTATTGGTGGATTTTCAAATAGAATAGAAGGTTTAACAACAAACGCTAATGGAGAACACGCATTCCCGTTAATATTTGGTGGGTCATCAAATAAAATATTTGGTGCTACTACATCAGCAACATCGGGAGCATCAATAATCAATTCATTTTCATCAACAATTACATCTTCAAGTGGTTCAACTATTTTAGGTGGGTTTGGTAATACAATATCAGGTAAAACTAATGTTGTAATGATTGGAACAAGTGGTAGAACAGCATCAGCATCTACAACCACTTATGTTGAAAATATCCACTCATATAGGACACCTTCAACAGAGGTTCAACCTGTTTTTTCTGGAAGTGTATTTACTTGTAATTTAGAAAATGGTGCTAAATCACAATTCTACATTACAGGAACATCTACAATCAACATTACAAATGTTAGAGATGGTGCTTCATTTATGATTAAAACACAAACTGATGGAAACTATGTTATGACTTGGACTGCTACTGGTGGATACACATTTGTATTTGAAGGTGGAATTAAAGACCCTGGAAACAATGTAACAGACATCTTTGTTTTTGAGGTATTTGGTAGTGTAATTTACGGAAATAGAAGACATAACTATTCATAAGAAATAATAAAAAATGATAATACTAAACGAAGGATACAACAACGCAAACGCAACTTGTTCAAGAAACAAAAACTTGACTGGTTCTGTTTGTTATTTGTTCAGTTTCAAACACAAACTCTCTCAAGAGGTTTGGAGGCTTGTACCATACAGAATACCACCAACTGTGGGATACTCACCTGGATACGATTTATTTAGTATTACAATAGACCCAAGTCAACCACAAGCATTCTTGACGGGGGCAACAACAACAGGACAAACAAATGTTCACTTAATTGAGGGTGAGTATTATGTTAAAGTATGGGAACAATCCACTGCTTTATCAGGAAATACAAACCCCAATCTTGCCTATGATGTAGTTTATGAGACCATTGCTCAAGTAAATTATTCAGCATCAACACAACCTATCACTTACTCTGGAACAAGTGATATTTATAAAATATACGAAGGATGATAAATATTGAAAAACTAAACTTTGGTGTAAACACCATAACATCATTTCAAGAGGTTATTACAAAGGGACAACCTTTTGTATCTTGGGGTGTGGACAACTTATTTCCAAATGAGTTGTATATGTTATTGGACGCATCACCAATTCACAACTCTGCTGTAAGAGCCCGTGTTGATAATTCTGTTGGTTCAGGATACATCAATGACTATAAGATTAACTCAAAACAATACATCAATGATGTTGCCAAGCAAATGTTCTTTGAGTTGATTGTAACAGGTAATTTGTTCTTGGAGGTTGTTTGGAGAAAAGATAGAAAAGAAGGACTTGCTGGTTTCCATGTTATTCCATCAAAGTATATGAGGGTTCATAAACCTGAACATCCAGGTGAACCATCAACAAAATATCTTTATTCAAGGGATTGGGCTAATTGGAGAAAAGGTTCATCAATTATTGAGTTCAGTGAGTTTGACCCAACAAACTTTACAAATAGACAAGTTATTCACATTAGAACATATGGTCCTCAAAGTGAGTTCTATGGTGTTCCATCATATCTTGCTTGTATCAATGATATTAAGTTAAACCACGAGATTACAGTATATAACCTTGCCAACATCATCAATGGATGTTCTATGGGTATGTGGGTTCACTTTAATCAACCACCACCTGATTCTGAATATGAACAGAATAACATCTTAAGAAAAATTGAAGATAGATACATGGGGGCTGATAATGCCAACAGAGTAATCATATCTTATGGTGAAGAAGGACAAAAACCTGATATTACACAGATACAGACAAATGTAGAAGATGGTTATTTCTCCTCAATATTTGAGTTGGTACAACACCAAATCTTATGTGGACATAATATTCCTGATGCTTCAATTATCGGTTTACCACAAAGAACTGGTTTCAGTTCATCAGCAGACCAATTAGAGGTCGGATTCAAATTGTTCTTATCAACAAGTATTTATCCATTACAGAAATTCTTGAATAGAGAGTTAAAACCTATATTGGAATTGATTTATCCAAATGAACAAATTGACTTAACCATAACACAAAACAACATCATCTAATGTCTTATAATGTACTTTTTATATCAGAGCAAAAGCTGAAAGATAATACACCTATCACTGATAATGTGGATTCAAGTGAGTTGAGATTCGGGATTTATATGGCTCAAACAATACAAATTCAAGAATCGTTAGGTACGAATCTATATGAATATTTGTTAAAAATCATTGATGATAATACAATCAATACGGATATTTCATTGATTAGATATAAGGAGTTGATGGATAATTTTATTCAACCAACTCTTATTGCTTATGCTTACACCATCTGTTTGGACAATTTTTGGGTTAAGTTTATGAATGTTGGACTTGTTCAAAACAGAAATGAACAGGGGTCTGCCGTAGATTTGAAAACATTACAATACCTTAAGAACAATGCAAAAAACCAAGCAGAGTTCCAAGACAACTTATTAAGAAGACATTTAGTTTTTAGGTCTGGTTGGTATCCTGAATATTTCAGTGGAAACTTAAATAACGGACAATTACCACCTGAAACAGACGCACCATTTAAGTCAGCAATGACTTTACCTGGTGGGGGTTACGCTTATAGTAGAGGTGGATGGAACAACAACTTTAATATGATGGGTCCATTGTGTGCTGGTTCAGGTTTCCCAACATGGTATGGTTCAGCATCTAACTCACCGAACCCACATCATTAAACATGTGTCCATATTTTATTATGGACAATATTTGATATAGTTGCGACTGATACTTTGTATTTTATTGATATCGGTGTTAAACCATAGATAACATGTCTCTTAATAAAATTATTACGAATCCAAATAATATCCTCATTTTTTAAGTGAGTGTGTGGGTTTTTTTCACCCTGTTTGTTTATTTTACACTTTTCACTAAAACCTTCAGGTTTTGGTTTTCCTTTCATAGCGATTGAATGTTCTGGTCTTTTTTTACCATAGTGTGGTGATAATTCACCTGTTTTACCATACATTGGATTATTCTCACCTTTAGCAACTCCACGCTCAATTCGTGTTTTAGATGTTTTTTCTTTATGTTCTAAAGTTAATGGAATACCTTTATTATGTGCTGGTTTACCTTTCATCCTATTAGATTGAGCAACTCTTAAAGATGGTGTCCAATTCACATTACCATCACCACCATCAGTTAGATTACAAAGAATACCAGTATTCAAATCTCTTCTACCATATTTTTTGATATAATATTTTTCAAGAACACAGGCTTCATCCCAAGTAATATTGTTGTGGATAATTTCAACCATATAATTGGCAAAATTAACAATTCTATTCCAATATAGATTTCTACCATCTTTATCGTAAGCCCTTTTTTCTTTTTTACCAATACCAATATAAAAAATCTCATTAGTATCTAATCTTCTGTGTTGATATACGACTGCCATAACAATACAAAGATACAACAAAAAACCCCAACTTTCGTCAGGGTTTTGTAATTTATTTTTTATTTAATTGCTTCAAAGCAATTTCAGTTAATCTAATATCTTTCTCAAGATACTCTGGTGTCTTATAACCTGATGATGTAAATGTTGCCTGTTTAATTCTCAAAGAGTTTAATTTCTTTGTGAAGAATTCAATTTTTTCATTTTTCATACCAATAAGTATTACTTTTCATCCTTAAGGTAAGTATCAATCATACTTAACCTTTCACCTATTTCTTTTGAGTATCCATTTTCAACATAGTCAACAACTACATTGGTTATAGAAATAACCTCTTTGAGGGTTAAACATTGATTACAAGATGTAGCCCAGTCGTTTACAAACTTTAGTGATGATTGTGTTGCGATTTGTCTTGATTGTGATTGTGCCATATTATCTATCTCCTAAATGTTGTTCGTATGCTTCTTTTTCCATTTCAAGTTGTCTTTCTTTATACAACTCATATTGGTAATCCTCATCACCATCTTCTTGGTTTTTAGGTCCAAAAAGTTTCATAATGATTTCTTGTTGTGTTAGTTCCTCAACTAACTTTCTGCGTTCT